AGCAGCGGCCAGGCTGTCGGTCTGCCATTCGAAGTAGGTGTTCTTGACGTTCTCGCGGCCGATGTTCGAGATGAACGGGGTTTCTTCCGGCGAGATGTTGTAGATCACATTCGACAGGTCTTCACGGATACCGATAGCCGAATAGCGGGTGAAAGTATTTGCAACAATAGCCATTAGTAAATTCCTCTTAGATGAGTTTGTCCAAAAGCGCAGCCGCATCTGATATACGGCCAGTACGCACGAGGCGCTGCGATGCCCTCTTTACTTCGGTCGAACCCGTCTTGACTTGCGTACCACTACTGCCAGGCTTCACAATTCGCGCCACCTTCTTGGTTGCCGGCGCTTTCGATTCAGCCACAGTCTTAGTACCCTTATCGAACAGCATGGCTTTGCGGAGAATAGCGATGTGCGACGCCTGTTGCAGCGAATTCACATCTTGTTCCGTCAAGCCCTGCGACAACGCCCATTTGCGAAGATCGTTGACTTCCCGTGTCAGCACTTCCTGGTTCTTCCACTCAGGGATTACTTCAGGTAGTTTGGCACGTTCGGCCTCGATAAACGCAGCCATTGCACGCTGCTGTTCCTTGGCGTTTTCCTGTGCGAGACGCTGCTGCTCGGCCTGGATGGCTTGGAGCTTTTGCGTTTGTTCCTCACGGGACTTCCGCCAATGACGTTCCAACCGCGCTGCCTCAATGGGGTCTTCTTCGTAAAGACTATCCCAATCAGGCTCCGCAGCAGCGTTCTGTTCCAACTGCTGGCGCAGTGCTGGCAGAAGCTGCTCGTATTGAGCGCGTTCGTTGCGGATTGATTCTACTTCAGCCTGGAGCGTCTTGCGCTCATTGGCCAGAGCGGTCACTTTCCGCGTGTAATCCGCCGTCCTTGAATACCCATTCCGAAGTTCGGCTAGGGTGACTTCCATTTCCTCGCCATCAACTTTTACCTTGATGGTCAGGTCTTCCGAAAGTTCCTGCGTTACTTCTTCGTCTGTATCTTCGTCCGTCGGTTCCGAGTCTTCAGCATCGAGTTCTTCTTCAACTTGCCCGTCGGCTTCGTTGTCGTCGTACTCTTCTACTTCAGCCTCTTCACCCATCTCTGGGTCTAGCGCCTCAGTCTCTTGGTTGTCCTCTTCAGGGCCGAGAAGTTTACTGATGGCAAGAGTTGCTTCGTGAAGTCCGATCCCAGTATCGGGGTTGCCGTCTTCAGTGGCCATATATCACCTTTTAGCTGCGATGTTAACTCCTCAATGCAATAGTACCGTCATCGAGGATTGCCCGGAGTCGGGCTTTCAAACGCTCAAGGCATTTGAGCGTGAGAAATAAATCAGTGCGCTCGTCATAGTTGTTGACGCCGGTTAGCTTCCACTCGTCGAATATATCTTTTTCGATGCGGTCGAAACACTCAACGAGCAATTCGTCTTCAAGCAAACGCTTGGCGTGATTACCGCGATCTACGAGTTTCTGTCTGTCCGTCATGCGCTTGGTGTACTAGGCGGGAGAAGAAAAGGGAATGGTGAATTTGCCAGCATCTGCGGCTGGGCGGGCTGGTTAAAGAAATTCCACTCCGGACCCGTGGCGTAAGTTTCGTAGTCGCCAGTAAACGGCTGGAACTGACCCCGGCCGAAAGTCGGCACGGCACCGAAGGTCGGGGTATACGGCATTGCCGTACCCGCACCGCCGCCTTGGCCAACGCCAAGCGCATCCAAGATGCCGCTACCAAGCGTGTAGTAGCGCATGATGTCGCGCAGGAAATTATCCTGCGGCATTTCGGTTTTCGGAACGGTAACTTCGGGCGGTGTAACTAAAGTCGGCCCGAGAATGCTGCCGATAGAGGCGATATCAGTCAGCGGTGGCAGAGACGGGGGTGTCACCTGTGGGGCCTCGACGACGATTTCTTCTGGCAGCGGTTGCTCTACCGGCATTTGCGGTGCCGTAGGCGTAGGCACCGAAAGTATTGGCGCAACAGTTCCAGCGCCGGCAAGGGCGCCCGTCAGCGGGGGTTGCGGCGGTGCGCCCTGAACAACGATCTCGTCGGGGAGCGCCTGCTCCGGTTGTTGTGTTAACTGATCGCCGTAGTTAGTCCCGCTGGGCTGAAAGCCGCCAAGCGTTGAAGAAAGACCGCCCAGCGCGCCCGCACCACCCAACAGGGCAGCCGTGCCGCCGAGGCCAAGACCCGCCGAGGGGGTGCCGAGTACAACAATTTCACCCAGCGCAGGTGCGAGTGACGCGAGGCCCCCGCCCGCTGCGGCGCCACCGGCAGCCGCCCCGCCTGCGCCCGCTGCACCAGCACCAGCGCCCGCACCAGTGCTGCCAGCCGCAGCCCCACCACCCGCACCTGCGCCCAACGCGCTGAGACCAAGAGCAAGCCCAGCGATACCGGCCATCGGCAGCAGCATACTGCCAAGGCTTCCTGCGTTGGTGCGACTAAATAGCTGGGTGCCCGGCGTGTAGTTACCCGAAGCGTCGGCCTGATACAGCGCCCAGTTATTCCGGTCCTGCGATAATTGGACGAGCTTCTGCATCTCCTCCGGAGTGCTGGCGCGGGCGATGACGTTCTTCCCGCTCTCGTCCGTCATCACGTACTGCTGGCCCGGCTGGAAGACGAGAGGCGCGGCATTTTGATAGGTCCAGCCGCCCTGTCCGTTCGGCACACCGATCTGATTGCCGGTGTCGAAACGGAAGAGCATGTTCGGGTCGTAGGCCGGGCCGGGATCGCTGAGAATGTTGAGCGGGGCCGTGCTAATCATGCTCGGGTTCCACCCGCCCAGATCGACTTCCGGAACGCTCGGCTCGGGCTGCACGGGCTGCGGCGTCGGCAGAGTGTAGACCGGCTCTGCGGGAACGGGTTCGGCCACTGTCGGAAGAAGCGTGGGCGGCGAATACACCGGCTCCGCCGCTACGGGTTCGGCAGTGATGGGCTGCTCAGTGGGAGGCGCGGCTTCCGGATCGGTTACGGAAACATAGTCGGGTCCGCCGCCTATCAGCAGATAGTCAAGAAAATTAAAATCGCGGTAGGGGTCGCCGTAGTAATCTTCGAACATTACATCATCCCTTCAGGCGGCATAGGGGTCTGTTCGGGGGCAGGCGCAGCCTGAGCGGCCTGGGCGGCTTGAACAGCGGCTGTCGCCACAGCGCGCTGTGTCTCAGCCTGCTGGCGCATGGCGTCCCTATCACGCTGCATCGCGGCTTCGATTCGCGCGGTATTGACTTGCGCGCCGTACTTGGCTTCGATCTCCGCAGCCTTAATCATCACGTCGGCGTCAATCTTATCGCGTTCGCGGTCGTCTTTACGCAACATCTCTTCGCGCTGAAGCTCAAGTTCTGCGGCCTTTTTCTGGATGTCGGCCTGGATCGCCTGCACCTGAACCTGCGCCAGAATTTGCTCAGGCGACGGAGGGGGCGGAGGCGGGGGCGGCGGGGGCGGATTGAGCGCGGGGTTCTTGAAGAACATATCTGCGTCCTTGAACCCAGCCATCGCCAACATCTGCGCCAAGGTATTGCGGTACTGCGACAGGTCAACCAACGGGTTGTTGTCAACTCCGCCCTGCTGAATTAGCATCTCCTGCTTGGCCGCGATCTGACCGAGGAAGTTCATCTTCTCTTCGGTCGTGCCCGAACCAAGCGCCACGTTGACCACAACGTCCATGTTCGAGTTCCAGACGCGCGGATCAATCGGCACGAACTGATTACGCAGACGCACCATGCGCGGTGCGTCTTGATACATAGTGATAAGTTTCAGTGCCTTTTCGAACAGCACTTTCATGCCCGTTTCGGCGAAGATGCGGCAGATCAGTTCAATGTGCTGCTGTGCGGCCGTGATGGTCGCCGCAACGGCGGCGCGAGTCGATGACTGAAGTGCGTCGGCGTCCAGTCCCGCGGCGGCTTTGCTGATGCCCGTGCGGTTCTCGCGCAGTTCATCCATGTACTGGAGCATCGGGAACGCGGCCTGGCCAACAAACGGCTGACTAAATGGCTGCACCATGCCCGGTGCGCGCATACGGATGATACCGCCAACTTCGGTGTTCATCACGTCTTCGAGGTTAACTTGGCCCTCGACGACGGCAGTGCGTGGGTGGATAGACTGCGCGAGGCTGTCGAGCATATTGCGCAGAATGTTCGACTTGATAAGCTGGATGTCCATTGTGACATCCGCAATCGACAGACCGAAGAATGTGTGCGGCTCGGGGTCCGGGCAGAACGACACGAACGGGATCAGGTCGCAGCGTTCGTTGTGCAGGATTTTGTACGCGCTCCCGCCGACACAGACGCGGCGCAGTTCGGCGATACCATCGCCGTCCATGTCTACGCGGACGTACCCTTCGATATAAAGGATTTTGCGGCTCGCCAAGTCCGTGCGGCCCGCGCCAAGAATCGTTGCGTTCGGATTCCGGTCGAAGGTTTCCTGGTTGCCTTCAAAGTCGTCTTGTGTTTCGTAGCCAAGGTTCTCGATCTCGTCCATCTCGTACCCCATCTTTACGAGATCGGATACGGTCACATAACGGCGATGCGCGACAAACTCCGCGTCTTCGATGTTACGAGCGCGGCGGTCGATAAGGAACTCTTCAGGCGGAACAGCCGCAACACACAGCCGGCCCTTCTTCGTGGTACGGCGGATCGTGCAGGAATACTCGGTCGGCTTCGGCACCATGATCTCGATGCCGTCTGGCCCCATCATAGCCATTTCGCCGGTTTCCATTTCGACCTCGACGATCTCGACATCCGGGTCCGACGCGAGAACGGTGTAGGCTTCTTCGCTCAGACCTTCGAAGTTGTAGGTCTGCACGTCTTCGTCTTCGTTCCACCAAACCTTGGAGATACCGTTCTTACGGACAAGCGCGTCCTTGAACGTTTCGTAGCAAACCATGAACAGGTTGTTGTCGCGGGTCAGGCAGTAGTTGACGTAATCCGTCGCCTGCTCGGCGTTCTGAATATCTTCCGGGCCGTTCGGCGCAAACTCAACGACGTTGCTCGAACCGAAGAATACGCGCATGATCGACGGCATGATGGCCTGCACGGTATCGCGCACATCCATCGAAATGACTTGGCTGCGGCCTTCTTCTTCGTTGCCGAACGGTTCGCCCTTGTAGTATTGGCCGGCCATAGCCCGCTCTGGGCTAATGACATCATCAATATAGGCTTGCGCGTCGTCGATCTCCCCGGCGACAATGCCGTGAAGTTCGTCTTCGGTGACGCCAGTTTCTTCCTCTGGCGTCTCGATCTCTACTTCCATGCCGTCTTCCATCTCGATAGAGATTTCAGTGCCGTCTTCGAGCATCATCTTCTGCTCGTCCTCAGACATCATTTCTTCTTTAGTCGGCTTGGAGTTTTTACGATATGCCATGCGGCTGTTCCTTACCACTTAACTTTGGAGCTCCACCACGCAGCAGACATCTTGCCTTTGGCGATATTCTTCGCGTGACGGGCCTTGAACGCCTCATTGCGTTTCGTTCCCTCGGGAGACCCGCTCACGCCCTGCTGGCCGAAGCGGATCGTCTTGACCTGATCGCCTTCCTTGGCCACAACGACATGGCTCTTCGTCGGGTGCCCCGGCGTCTTCTTAGGCTTGTTATAGCCCGAAACGCCAGCGCGAGTAAGGCGGCTGTCTTTCTTCACTTCTTCTTCGACGCCCGCATATTATCGACTAGGTTCGGGTACGGACGCCCGGCCGACTTAGCCATAGCCTTGGCCGATGCCTTCTGCTTTGCGGTAAGCGGCTTCGACTTCTTGGCGGGGTTCTTCTTTTCCCAGACGGGTTTGTTCATCGGCATGGCGTTACTTCTTCTTCGCGGCTTTGCGGCCTTCCGACATCGCGATGGCTACGGCTTGCTTGCGGCTCTTAACAACCGGACCGCCCTTGCCGCTGTGCAAAGTACCGGCTTTGAATTCGCCCATTACCTTGCCGATCTTCTTGTCCATCTTGGTAGGCTTCTTCATACAGGACTCCCACGTAATTGAAGTGCTATAGCACGGATCGCTGGGCGAGGTAAACTATCGCTCGATGTAGTATCTCGGTATTGTTCCGAGCATGACCGATAAGCAGATTACAGCGATGGCACAAGAGGCCCCGGACAGCGCCGTTGTCATGGCAATGATCGACTACTGGCTTATTTGGTCCAGCGCGATCCGGCGTGCCAGGCTTTAACTCTGTATCGCAGATCGGGCACGAGCGGCCCTGCTCTTCGAGCATTTCTAAGAACTTTTCGACCGTAATCCGGTATCGGTACATCAGGTCTGCGCGGAATCGCTGTAGCCGCTGCGATGACATCTCTTGCATGTAAACCCCTCAGTCCACTGCGCGGGGTTATACATTGTTTCATTTTGATTGTTAATATGGATTGAGAACGGGGGCCGGTGTGGAGAGGTCACCGGCCCCCGTTCGGTCGTAAAGCCGGGGAGCGAGGCCCGACTTTACGGCTCAACCGCGTCGGAAAGGAGACAACGCAGGAGCATCTCGTATAAGTTACTACAGTTATCGTAACTACACAACTCCTCTGATGTTACGCTTAAGTGATCCCCTAAACGCACCAGTCATGGAGTATCCGTGCATTGCCGTTGCCACGTCCGTCGCTAGTGACAAGCACACCGCGTCGGCTTTATCTGGCGAGCCTAGCCCGCGCTTCTTCATGGCTTCTTTACTTTCCACTTGCATCTTGCCCGAAGACGTGAACGTGTATCTCGGCGCCGCAAGTTCGGCGAACAACTGCTCATCTTTCGGGATTTTCACGTCACGATTGGCCAACCAGGCTTTGCACTTGAACCAAAGCTCGGCCCTGAGATTAGCGTAAGTCCCCTTCATTGCCGGGCTTTCGGCCACGTTAATTCCCCGCGCCGGCAGTCCCAGTTCGCGCAAACGGTCGAGAACGCCAGCACCAAGGCCAATAGAGTCAACGAGTATCTCAACCGGCTGACGGCTGGGCGGCAGCGCCTCATACTCGGCGACGACAGCCCCGGTAAGCTGCATCAGGTCGAGACCTTTCCAGGTCTGCACCTCTTCGATCACAGGGCCGCGTCGTTTCGCGAGGGCCGATGCGTCGCTGCCCATGCGCGCAACGTCGAGGCCCCAGACGGTAACGCCGTTCTCGTCAACTTTGATCTCGCGGTTCATCGCCCCGTCGATCAGTTCGACCGGAATGACGGTGTCTTCTTCACGCGGCGGGAAGTTGCCCA